AGCATTAGTGGGCGGCTGGCTAACCGTTGACGAAATACGAGATTTGGAAAACGTGACCGCTTCAGTCGCTCACGATGACCTTTTGGGGTAACCATGGAAATTGAACACCGAACAACACTCGAAATAAGCGACCTGGAAATACGGGAAACCGACGGAGCACATCACATAGTTGCTTTAGTCGCACCGTTTAACGCAACCTACGACGCCGGAAAATATGTGGAGCGTTTCGGTAAAAGCGTTTTCGACAAGTCAATTAAAGAACGTGGGACCAAAATCCCGTTAATGCATGGACACGACCGGGAGAATATGCCGATAGGCAAATCGGCGGCATGGGAAAAAGACGCTATGGGACTCGTAGCCGATTTTGAGGTAGCACCAACCGAGCGAGCTAGAGAAGCCTTGGAACTTGCCAAAAACGGTTACGTTTCCGGGTTCTCTGTGGGTTTTGTGCCGGTCCGCAACGAAGAAAGCAAAATCGAAGGCAGACGCCAAATAACCCGAATAGAAGCAAAACTGGACCACGTAGCGTTACTAACAGCTCCTACCGCTCCGGCTTACGGCGAAGCCCAATTAATAGCGGCTCGGGCGTTCGATCCTGACGACCAGACACAAGCGCCACGGCTCGCCCGGTGGCGGCACCTTTTAAGCAGCGATTATCTGTAAAGATGGCAAAACTGGTTTGTGTATATGGGCCGCCGTGCGCCGGTAAATCCACATACGCCGCCAAAATTCGGCGGCCAGGTGATCTAGTTATAGAACGTGACCAGCTACATAGCGCTATTTCAGGTTTGGAAAGCCACAACCACACGAAACACGGTATGGCGGTTACTAACGCTGCTGTCCGAGGAATTCTCAACGAATTGTCTTATGTGAACACGCCTCAACAAATCATTTTCGTTACTGGCGGAAGCACTCGACAACGCCGGCAACCGTTCGTGGACGCCGGAGCAGAAATGAAACTTATTTACGCCGACCGCGCTACGTGCCAACAACGAGCGTCGCAAGAACGACCGGAACAATGGGGCGACTACGTGAACAAATGGCACGACGCTTTTAACAGCGACATCGGTCGTCGCCTGTCGAGCTGACACGCGCTAAGGTTTTTAGTGAACGCCGACGACACGCCGCGGTTGCACCTGTCGCCACCTTCGATTAAACGAACGTGACATAGGAGAACCCCTTTATGAAACTCTTAGATCAGTTGATCTCAGAGCGTGCCGAAATTTCGGCTATGCAAACGGCTTTAGTGAACAGGGCAGCGGACGAAGTGCGCGACCTCACCGAAGAAGAAGACAAAAACCTCGCAGACTTTCAAGACCGCGCTAGCAGTCTCGACCGTCGAATTGAGGATTTACGAACAATGCAAGAGGCAACGCTTAAAGCTGACGCCATGAGAGCAGAGGTAAGAGCGTTGAACGCAGAAAACCCAACCGAAGAACCAGCCACCGGCCAAGCGGTCGTCAAAGAAGAACCGCTCACCTACCGGCAAGACAACCAGCACGACGTGTCTTTCGTTAAAGACTTCATCGATAGCGTGGTTTCTAAGGATGCGGCAGCGTCGGAACGTATCCAACGCCACCAGCAAGAAATGGTCGTAACCCGTGACGGCACGAGCGCTTCGTTCGCGGGTTTGGTGGTCCCGAATTACTTGGTGGATCTAGCGGCGCCTCTGGCTCGCGCAGGTCGTCCTTTTGCGGACCAGTGCCGTAACCTTCCGCTGCCTGATTCTGGTATGACTCTTAACATTTCAAGAGTTACCACCGGATCAACCGCAGCGATACAAGCAGCAGAAAACGACGCTATTTCGGAAACGGATATCGACGATACGCTACTCACAAGCAACATCAGCACCATAGCCAGCGGTCAGCAACTCAGCCGCCAAGCGATGGAACGTGGAACCGGCATCGACGCATTGGTAACGGGCGACATGGCTTCCGCTATGTCAACCACCCTCGACTATCAACTCCTTAACGGCTCCGGTTCATCCGGTCAGCTCCTCGGCATTGAATCAGTAAGCGGCACCAACTCGATTACCTATAACGACGCAAGCCCAACGGCGGCGGAACTTTGGCCAAAACTACTTGACGCGATTCAGCAGGTAAACACCGGCATCTATCGGGCACCGGACCTCATCGTCATGCACCCAAGACGCGCAGCTTGGTTAGCCTCGCAGGTAGACGGACAATCTCGCCCCTTGGTGCTTCCTATCGCAAATGTTCCACAAAATGCGATCGGGACCGGACCAGTAGCCGGTTACGGCAACACCGGCCTTCAGATTGCCGGCGTTCCTATCGTTACCGACGCCAACGTACGAACAGATTTAGGAGCTGGAACCGAAGACGCAATCTATGTTGTGTCTCGCGGTGACATGCTCTTGTTTGAAGATGGCGACATGATGATGAGAATGGACGAAACCGCCGGACTTAACTTGACCCTGACTCTCGTGATGTACCAGTACTGCGGTTTCGTTGCAGGGCGCTATCCAGCCGCAATAAGCAAGATTCGTGGAACTGGCCTTATTGCCCCGACCTTCTAGTAACTAGAGGGAATAACACCCGGTAGGGCGCCCGATCAACTAGGCGGTTGGGCGTCCTACTTGGATTAAGGAAACAATGAGCACACACGACGATTTATGGGAAAAGCAGGCACCTGGCAGGGTTCAAAAACCCGAAACGGTGGCCGAAAAAGCCCCAGCAAAAAAGAAAGCTCCGGCCAAGAAAACCGCAGCTAAGAAGTAATGCCCACTTACACCAGCACCGCACTTGTTAAAGCCTCTTTAGGTATTCCTTCCGGTACAACGTCGGAAGACGCCTACATCGAGGACGCTATAGACGCCGCAGAAGACGAGATAAACTACTTTTGTGGTAGGACGTTTGTAGCGGACGGCAGCGCCACGGCGCGGGTTTATCAGCCGTCGAGTAACGTGCTGGTGTATACGGACGATTTCTATACGACAACTTCTCTGGTAGTTAAACAGGACGACAGTAACGACGGCACATACGACACGACGCTTACCATTACCAGCGACTTTATTGTCGTAGGTAATTCGGCGCCGTTTAACTGTATTCGTTCGGTTTCCGGCCCGTTTCCTCGTTACACAAGTGACCGCCCCACGGTTCAGGTGACGGCGAAATGGGGCTACCAGACTTCTGTCCCTTCAGCGGTAGCACAAGCGGCCTTAATCTTGTCAGCTCGCATCTTCCAACGCCGCAGCAGCCCGTTGGGGATTGCCGCTGGAGTAGTGAACGATTTCGGGCCAATCAGGATTACAAGGACAGACCCCGACATTCAGCGCCTCTTATCGGGTTACAGGCGGATAGGCGTCGCATAGTGGCCGATTACGCCGCTATTAAAGACGGAATACAAACCCGTCTAGAAACGCTCTCCGGGCTGATTGTCGTATTCGACACGGTCCCAGATCGTCTAGTCCCTCCGGCGGCGGTCGTCATACCTGGCAGTCCTCCCGTGGAATACAACATTTCTATGGGAGCGTCCACAAATGCGAGCCAGCTACAGCGCTTTAATTTTGAGATTCTGGTATTAGCGCAACGCTTTTACGCAGAAACAGCCCAAGACAAACTCGACGGCTACGTTTCGGGTGCGGCAAGTGTCTATAACGCAATCGCTGGAGACACTACGCTAGGCGGTACAGCTTCCGACGCTCGGGTAATTAGAGTTGCGGACTACGGGCAGATAGTTGTCGGAGAGGGCGAATTTATGGGAATGCGATTAGATCTGGAGGTATACGCCGTATGAGCGACTACAAGATAAAAGCCGGAAACGTGACGTTCGGGAAGATAGGCGAAACAGTCACAGAAAAAGACCTCGATAAACTGGGCGTGAATATTGACGCTTTAGTAGAGGGCGGTCACTTGGCCGCTAGTCGGGCCACAACCAAAAAGGAAGATAACTAATGGCCGCATTTATGCTAAATAACGCTTCGGTCACCATTAACAGTGTTGATCTCAGCGACCACGTAACGTCCATAACGTTTAGTGAAGAAGCCGACCAGCTCGAAACTACAGCGATGGGCGATGACAATAGAACCATGATTGGCGGCCTGAAATCCGGGACCATCGATCTTGAATTTAATCAGGATCTAGCGGCTTCTGATGTGCAAGCCACGGTACGTCCGCTACTTGGGACAGTTACAACCGTTGTCGTCAAGAACTCGGCGGCGGCAACAGCGACAACGAACCCCCAGTGGACGTTTAGCGCTCTCGTAACCGAATGGCCGTCGATTAACGGAACAGTGGGCGAACTCGCCACCGCTTCGGTTTCGTGGCCAATAACCGGCGCAGTCGTAC